GCGCGCGGATGGAACTGGCGGGTAACGCATCCATTGCGTCCACCAACGCGCATACGGGTGCTGGGTTTGCGAATGCGTTGCAACTTGACGGGACCGGCGACTACGCCAGTGGTGCGGCGAAACTCGACATTCCAGCATCCACGGAGTTCTACGCCGAAGTTTTTGCAAGAACTACGAACACTCTGAGTTCGGGGCGGCAAGCCCTTATGTGCTTTGGAGTGACGGGCCAATACTGGACTCTCCAGTGGTATGGTCCCTCGACGACATTCATTTTCGATAGCACTGGGGCCGGGACGACATTGTTTGGTTCCACGGTCACATTCACCACGGGCACATGGCATCACGTCGCGGTGTCGAAGGACACGAGTGGGAACTGGAACCTTTATTTCAACGGCACACGTATCGACACGGGGACCAGCAACGCCACGGTTTCCGCTGCGGGATCGAGCACTTTCTACCTCGGCGAAGAGACGACCCAATATCAAGCGTCCTCGGTGGAATGGGGTGGCGAGATTTGCGGAGCGTTCGTGTCGATCGGAAACAACATGGGCGCTACGGGCGCATCGATCACCGTGCCGACGACGCCCCGGCTGACATATTAAGAAGGAGTTTCTGTAATGGCTGAAGCAACTGGAATATATCTTTTTCCTGGGGAGGCCGTGCCTCGCCGAATGAAATTCAGGGAGCGCATTGCAGGGACTAATGTCACCGACTGCCTGTCCATCAGCGATGCCGAATGGGCTGTGGCTGGAGTGACCCGCCATGACCCGCCATCGTTCAACCCCGACACGCACAAACAATCCTGGAACGCCGGGACGACGTCCTGGGATACGACGGCGCTGTCCGCCGATGAGAAAGCCGCCCTCTTGGCCGGGGAAAAAACCTCGGCCAAGGCCCGCGCGACCGCATCGATGCAGTCCGAGATGGGTCAAGGCATCACCGTCGCGGCGGCTGGTGGCATCCTGCTCCGCGCCGACGACGTCGGGCAAGGACAGGTGACCCGGTTGAAGGACAAACTGGCCAGTGGCGGCACGCAGCGGCTGGTCACCGGGGCGGGGGCCAAGGTGACGGCGACGCTGGCCGTGTCCAGCCTGTTGTTTACGACCCTTGAGACGTATGTGAGTGAGATGGTGGATGCGGAGTTCGCCGCGCATGACGCGATTGACGCGCTGACGACGCCCGCCGCTGCGCGGTCGTACACGCACACTTGGCCGACCCGAGCGAGGTAGTCATGGCTGATTATGATGATCTGACCGCCGACATCCAGGACTGGACGCAGAACCACTCTGCCGAGTTGGCTGGTGAGCGCGACCAGATCATTGCGAACGCCTCGAACCGGATCTCCCGCCGCCTGAAGGGCCTGCAACCGTTTCAGGCCGAGACGTCGGCGGCGTTTACGGTAGGCGTCGGCACAATCGCCAAGCCGTCGACCTTCCTCTCAATGCGCGAGTGGAGCTTCATTGACTCGACCACCTCGAAGTACGTCCGTCTGGAATATCGTCAGGAATCGTATCTGCGGACGTATTGGCCGACAGCAGCATCGACCGGCACTCCGAAATTTTGGGGCGTCTCCACGGCGGGGACGTTCCTGGTGGTGCCGACGCCCGCCGTGGCCGACACATACACGCTGGAACACAGCCAGATCCTGACGGTGACATCGACGACTAAGTCGAACTGGATCACGAACAACCACTATGACCTCTATCTGAAGGCGTGCCTCTACGAGGCGTCGCTGTTCAAGAAGGCAGTCACCGGGGAAGCGCCTTTCGCGACGGTCTGGGAGCAGGAGTTCGAAAAGGCGCTTGGCGAGGTGATCGAGACCGAAACCGCGCTTGAAATGGACGGGAACAAGGCCTGATGTTGCAGGAAATCCCATACCGACCCAGTGTCCTGAAGGACGACCCGGCCTATGCGGCCAGGGGGTACGCGACGGATTCCGACAAGATCCGGTGGGTGCGCGGCTGGCCGCAATCCCGCAAGGGGTCCGAGCAGGTGGGCGACGACACGCTGGACGGCGTGGCGCGGGGCGGTCACGTCTATTCGACCGCGAACGGCACTCAGTGGGCCGTCCTGGGCACGCACACGCGCGCTTATGCGCTGCGGGGGTCCAGGGCATGGAACATCACGCCCATTCGATCCTCGGCCACTCTGGGGACGGACCCGTTCACCACGACGGCGGGCGGTGGGTCCGGCCAGACCGTGTCGGTCACGGTGAACCACACCGCGCATGGCGCGGGCAAAGGCGACACGGTATTGATCCGGGGATCCGCGACGTTCGACAACCTGACCCCAGGCGGGGCGAACGGCACACTGTCGTCGAGCCCGTTCCGGACTATCTCCGGGTCGCGCTTGGTCGTCGTGACCCACACATCGCATGGCTTGACGACCGGCGACATGGCCCGTTTCTCCTCCGCGAGCGCGGTTGGGGGGATCACCATTGGCGCAACCGTGTCCGGCACCTACGCCTCGGGCCCGTTCGCGACGACGGCTGACAGCGTGATGGTTGTCGTCACGTTGACGAGCCACGGGCTGTACGACGGTGAGATTGTCACGATTGCGGGTGGATCCGCCGTCGGCGGGATCACCATCGCGGGCGACTATGTCGCGAAGATCGTCGACGATAACACCTACGTCATCGCGCACACGTCGGCGGCAACGTCGAGCACGACCGGTGGCGGGACGCCAACCTATTCGACCGAGCGGGCCTACGGCATCCACACGCTGAACGCCGACCGGTACCTGATTGAACACGTCACCGAGGCGACGTCGAGCGCGGAAGGCGGCGGCACGCCGGGGTACGAATATTCGAAGATGCACAAGATCACGGGCATCACCGACGCGGACAATTACACGATCGATGTCGTCGGCACCGGCGCGCAGTCCGGCACCACGGGCGGCGGCAGCGCCGTCGACGTCGATTACGAGATCACCATCGGCCTGCGGGACAGTTCCGGCAGCGGGTACGGAACCGGCGGCTATGGATCTGGTCCATTCGGGACGTCGGCGGATCCCTTGGCGTACAAGGAGGCCCGAACATGGGCCATCGCCGACCGGATTGATTTCGCCTATCTGAACCCGGTGGACGGCACGATCTATGAGTGGACCGCGAACGCATCCAGGCGGGCGGTGGCCCTTCAGAACGCGCCCGCGCGGGTGCGGTCCATCGTGGTGTCTGGCGAGTACAACATCATGGCGTTCGGCTGCACGAACGATGAGGGCAATTTTCGCCCGATGCTGATGCGTCATTCGGACGGGACGAACGTCGAGGAGTGGGTGGCAACGCCCGTTAACAACGCTGGCAGTAAAGGCCCGATCGGGGGCGGCAACGCGTTCATCGTGGCCAAGGTCTCGAAAAACGGCGTCATTGCCTGGACGGAGCGGTCGATGCATGCGTTCCGGTACACCCGGGACCAGGACGATCTCTACGCCGAGGACACAATCGCGACGAACTGTGGCGTCATTGGCCCGAATGCGGTGGCCGAGAACAACGGCATGTCGTTCTGGATCACGCCGCAAAAATCGTTCTGCATGTTCAACGGCGGCGCGCCGAGCGAGCTGCCAAACCCGTGCAGGCAGTGGTTCGAGGACACCCTGGCCTTCGGCCAAGGGGCGAAGATCTATGCCTCGGTCGACAAATTCTACCACGCGATCGACTGGTTCTTCCCGTCCTCCGACGGCACCGACAATGACACCTATGTCCGGTATGACATGATGGAGGGCGGCGGCATCCTCGGGTGGTCCGTAGGCACCTGGAACCGGTCGCTGTGGATCGACAATATGGTGTTCGACAAGCCACTGTCCGTGGATTCGATCACCGGCGCGATGTACTTCGAGGAAACCGGCCTGGGTGATGACGGTGGTGCCGTGACCCGGTTTATTGAATACGCGCCGATCGATCTCGCCAGTGGTTCAATCATGCAAAATGTGGAACGAGTAGTCACAAGCACGAAGTTGAGCGCGAACGCGGCGGTCGACGTGACGCTGAAGTTCAAGCAGTGGCCGAACAACACCGAGGAAACCAAGGGGCCGTTCACCCTGAAGAATGACGCCTACCCCGACGGCGCGAATACCGACGTCATGGACACGATGACCGAGGCGCGGCAGATGTCGCTGCGGGTTGAATCCACGGGATCCGAGGATTTCTGGCGCATGGCGAACGTCCGATACGATCGAGCCGGAGGGCCGCCGCGATGAGCAGTATCCGCTTCCCCGCCGCCCCGCCGAAACTGCCGCCGGATGTCGAAATCCCGCGTGAGTTGGAGCGATGGGTCAACGACATGGAGATGTGGTCGACCGCGCTGCACCGGATTGTTGAGAACGCCGTCGGGCGACTGATAGACCAAGCGCGCCCGCCGAGCCTGCCGGTCTTACTGCCGCCCGCGACGGTGGCGCAGTTGCAAACGAACAGCCCTCGGAAGTTCAAGGCCGCGAAGCCCAGAAACGGCGGATGCGGCCTCGTGTATTGCACGGATGAGATCGGGGGCGCGGTCCCGGCATATTCCGACGGGACGAATTGGAAACGGGTC